GTATTGACTTATAATACTCAAGCACAAGAACTTGTGAATGCTGGCTCTACGGATTATGGCACTTTGAAGTATAGCCTTAATAATTCTACATGGTCAACAAGTATACCTACTGCAACCAATTATGGTAATTATACAGTGTATTATAAGGTAGATGGAAATAGTAATGTTAACGATGTTGCAGAACAGAGTGTTGCTTGTTCTATAAATGAGAAACAAGTAACTGCAACAGTCGTACTTAATCCAACATCATATACATATAATGGAAGTGCTTGTAAACCTTCTGTAACAGTAAAGGATGGCTCTACTGTTATCCCAGCAAGTGAGTATACAGTTACATATAGTAATAATGTAAATGCAGGTACTGGTACTGTTACAATCAGTGATAACGTTGGCGGTAACTATGAGGTTATTGGTAGTGCTACGTTTACCATTAATAAAGCAAATGGTAGTGTAACTGTCACTCCAATAGCTAAGAGTATAACTTATAATGGAAGTAATCAAGCACTAGTAACTTCTGGTAGTGGTACTGGTACAATGCTTTATAAGTTAGGTAGTGACTCTTGGTCAACTAATATACCAAGTGCAACAACTGCTGGAACGTATACTGTATATTATAAGGCATCAGCTAGTACGAACTATGAAGAAAGTACAAGTGGCAGTGTGAATTGTACAATAACAAAAGCAAATTCTTCATTATCATTTGCTGTAACTAATTTAACTGTTGACGTTGGAGAGACAAAATCAAACCCTGTTACCGTTAATGCTGGTGATGGTGTTGTAACGTATAGTTCAAATGATACTTCTATCGTTACTGTTGATAACAATGGTGCTGTTAGTGGTGTTGGTAGTGGAAGCACCACAGTATCAGCTAATATTAGTAGTACAAGCAACTATAACAGTGCTTCTACTAGTTATATGGTTTCTTCAATTACCTGGGATATAACAGCAAAGTTTAATGTAACTGACGCAAGTAAAAAAACAAAAATTTTGGATAATACATACTGTTTTAGTAAAATTGAGATAGATGGGGTTGTGCAACAGGGTGTAACTACTGGTCGTACACTAAGTGAAGGTGAGCATATAGTTAAATACACATTAACAGACCCAACAACCATAGGAAATAATTCTTTCTATACTTGCTATAGTCTTACAAGTTGTACAATAGGTAGTGGTGTAACAAGTATTGAAGAGCATGCTTTCCAATATTGTAGTGGCCTTACAAGTATAGTCATACCAGATAGTGTTACAAATATTGGTAGTAATTCTTTCAGTTATTGTAAGAATCTTAGAAATGTAGTTATATCTGATAGTGTTACAAGTATCGGTAATTATGCTTTTGAAAATTGTACTAGTCTTACAAATTGTACGATAGGTAGTGGTGTTACAACTATTGGTGATGAGGCTTTCGCTAGTTGTAGTGGTCTTACAAGTATAGAAATACCAGATAGTGTTACAAGTATTAACTATGGTGTTTTTCTAGGTTGTAGAAGTCTTACAAGCTGCACAATAGGTAGTGGTGTTACAAGTATTGGCGAACAGGCTTTCAGAAGTTGTTTTAGTCTTACAAGATTGAATAGTAATACTAATGGTGTGTTCAATATCCCAGACAATATTGTGTATATTGATGTAATCGCTTTCGATTATTGTTACGGTCTTACAAACTTAATCATACAAGGTAATGGTGCTACAAGTATTGGTAATAATGCTTTCTATGGTTGTACTGGTCTTACAAGTTGTACTATAGGTAGTGGAGTTACAAGTATTGGTACTAGTGCTTTCAAAACCTGTAGTAGCCTTATAAATGCAACTATAGGCAGCGGAAGTATCGGTGAACAGGCTTTCAGCGGTTGTAGTAGACTTACAAGTTGTACCATAGGTAGTGGTGTTACAAGTATTGGCAAATATGCTTTCGATGGTTGTAGTGACCTTACAAGTATAACCATACCAGATAGTGTTACAAGTATTGGCGGTTTCGCTTTCAATGGTTGTAGTGACCTTACAAGTTGTACGATTGGTAGTGGTGTTACAAGTATTGGTACTTATGCTTTCCAATATTGTAGTAATCTTACAAGTATAACAGTTAATGCAGTAACACCTCCTACAATACAGAGTAGTACATTCCAAAATGTGAAGACAGGTGGTACATTAACAGTACCTCAAGGTAGTAGTGGTTATGATGTATGGATGGGTACAGGTGATTATTACTTAGGTAAGTATAATTGGACAAAGGTAGAACAATAATATGAATGATATAAATTGGACTCAGGTACGTATTGATGCAAGTATCAATATAATGAATGCCATATTGTCAAGTAGCATAATGGTATTCATATTCCAATTTATATTTAAGAAACAGATTGCAGACATTGCGGTAGAATATGCTGATAAATTGATAGAGGAGCTGAAGAAATGAAATTTATCAGATATTTATAATAAAAATAATAACTAAATAAATTAATATTAATATTATGGCAAAACATTTAGCAAAGGCAACTGATGCATGTAATGCAAAAACTATTAGTAATGGTAGTGATTTTAACACTCCTTGGGTAATCTACAATCCAAATAGCGATAACTTTAAAGTACTTTATAGCACAAATGGAAATCTAGATGACAGTAATCATTTCTATGGTGGTGGTGGCTCTGGTTCTGGTGCTGGTACTAATGAGTTTGCAAATTGTAACTCTTAATAGTGGAAACTAAAAAGAAAATGAAATTAAAAAAGGTAAGAAAGAGTAATCCGACTTGATTACTCTTTTTTTATTTGCTATATTTTTTATTTTTTATATAAAAATTAATATGAATAATACATCTTGTATATTAACTGTTATAAAGAACGAGCATGAATACCTAGATGAATGGATAAAGTATCACCTCGATTTAGGTATTGACCATATATTCATTTTTGAAGATATTGATAGTGATTCACATAGGGAGATATGTGACAAATATGGTGATAGGGTTACGTTAAGCAGCATTTTTTCAGTATTGAATGATTTGGCTAGAAGGGAGTCACTTTTTTTAAAGAAAACAAAAATGGATAATCCACAGCACCTATATTTTAAATGTGCTCTCATGGCAATTAAATTAACATATCAAGGAAAGTATGACTGGTGTTTTATCATTGATAACGATGAATTCATAACATTTGAAAATAATAGCAGTAATATTAAAGAAATATTATCATTATACCAAGAATATGATGCTTTCGTTATGCAATGGAAATGTTATGGAGCAAATGGAAATATAAACAAACCAGATTATTCAAATAAAGGGTTGATAGAGACATATACGAAAGAATCTAGTTATCCTGGTCATGATGTGTTAGAGTGGACAACAAAAACTTGCTATAATGTTAATAAGTTTGAGGAAACTTATTTTGGAAATAATCACCAGCCTACAGATGATTGCAAATGGTGTAAAACAGATTATTCGGATAATAGAAGAAAACTTGTCTTTAAAAATGTTTACCTAAGACATTATATGACAAAATCTTGGGAAGAATACATTTCCAAAAGAAAAAGGGGATATTTTATGGGTTTTGCTAGAACATGCGACTTTTTCTTTAAAATGAATCCAGATATGTTACCAATGAAGAACGAACTATTAAAACAAATTAAAAACGAAACATTAGTTGTTTTGCCATATAAGCAAAATGGTTCACAAGGTAATGAGATTAGATTGGCTTTGAAGGGTTGGAGGAAATTCTGCAAGTTCAAATATCATTTTGTTGTAATTGGCGAATTTGATGAATCATTGATTATTGAATTTCCTTGGGTTGAATTTATATATTGTCCAAGCAAGGAAAAGAAAGAAGGACAGTATAATCCCCATCTTGATATTCAAAATAAATTCAAAGTGGTGGCTAATATGTATTCTCAGATGTATAATGGGTTTATTTATACTACTGATGATGAGTATCCAGTAAAACCGTTTGAATTGGATGATATGACTAGAATATATTATCGTGCATTAGACTTTACAGGAATAAAAGACCAACCAACATCATACTGGAATCATGATAAATGGAAAACAAGACAACTATTAGATAAGGAAAATTTACCACATATAAATTACACGACACATTATCCATGCTATTTTGAGTTTAAGAAACTTGATGAAATACAGAAAAAATATAATTTGTTTAATGAGAGTTATGTATTCGATGATGTGTATTTCAACTATTTCAAACACGAAGAACCAATATTGGATAGTGAGATAAGGTTTGGTATATGGAATAAAAAAATATTTGATAATGATTTCCAGAAAGCTGTTGAAAATCCTAATATAAAATTTATATGCAACAGCGTTGAAGGATGGAGCAAGGAACTTGAAAATGAACTAGATAAAATAATAGAAGAAACAGTATGACCTACTGTTTCTTTTTTTATTGTCTGAAAATATTTATAGAGAAAGAAAATAGATTATGAAGAAATTTTTAAGAGCATTTCAAACTCAAGCAGAATATCTAGCATACAGTGCTAGCACAGAGTTCGAACTAGACAACGTTTGTAGTTGTAGAGAAGGTGACTTGGTGTATTACAATTCTGAGGAATGTGGTGGTCAAGGAATCCACAGAACAATAAGTGGTGAAACATATTGTGATGGATACGATAAACGTGTTTATCTCTACAAGCAAGTATCTTATGATGGCGGTGAGACTTGGGAAACTACTGCCACAACATCTTCGTTAGTTGAGAAGAATAGTGAGGATTGTGGTTATGTGCCACCAACTCCACCTAGTGATTGGGATATAACAGCTAAGTTTAATGTAAATAGCACAAGTAGCCCAACAAAAATCGTAAATAGAACAACTGGTTTTAATAAGGTTGAAATAGATGGTGTTGAACAACCAAGTGTTGAAACAGACTATACGTTTAATACTACTGGTGAACATACAGTTAAATTTGCATTGACAGACCCAACAAGTATCAATAATAATGCTTTTCGAGGTTGTGCTAATATGAAAAGTGCTGTTATATCAGATAGTGTAACAAGTATTGGTGATTATGCTTTCGATAGTTGTAGTGGTCTTACAAGTTGTACAATAGGTAATGGCGTTACAAGTATTGGTGATTATGCTTTCTATCAATGTAGTGGTCTTACAAGTTGTACAATAGGCAACAGTGTTACACGTATTGGTGATTATGCTTTCCAATATTGTAGTGGTCTTACAAGTATAACCATCCCTAATAGTGTTACAAATATTGGTAATTATGCTTTCGATAGTTGTCGTGGTCTTACAAGTTGTACTATAGGTAATGGTGTTACAAGTATTGGCAAATATGCTTTCCAAAGTTGTAGCGGTCTTACAAGTATAGACATACCAGATAATGTCACAAGCATTGGCGATAGTATTTTCGATTATTGTTATAAACTTACAAGCGTTACTATTGGTAGTGGGCTTACAAATGTTGGTTTTAGTATTTTCTCTTTTTGTAGCGGTCTTACAAGTGTAAACGTAGATAATAATAATACTGTTTTTGATAGTAGAGATAATTGTAATGCAATAATAGAAACAAACACAAATACACTTGTAGCTGGCTGTAAAAACACAATAATACCTAATAGTGTTACGAGTATTGATAATGGTGCTTTCAATCAGTGTATTAATCTTACAAGTATAACTATACCTAATAGCGTTACAAATATTGGTAGATATGTTTTCGATTTTTGTATTGGTTTAAAAAGATTAAATAGTAATACTGATGGAGAATTTAACATACCAGATAGTGTTACAAGTATTGGAGAGTTTGCATTCAGTCAATGTCGTGATATGAAGACTTGTACCCTTGGTAATAGCGTTAAAAATATTGATTTCCAAGCTTTTTATAATTGTAGCGGTCTTACAAGTATAACTATACCAGATAGTGTTACAAGTATTGGCGATGGCGTTTTTAGAGAGTGTAGAAGTCTTACAAGTATAACTATACCAGATAGTGTTACAAGTATTGGCAAATATGCTTTCAAATATTGTACTAATCTTGAAAGTGTCACATTAGGTAATGGAATTACAAACATTAGTGAACAACTTTTCATTCGTTGTTATAAACTTACAGGTATAACTATACCTGATAGCGTTACAAGTATTGGTGATACTGCTTTCAGTCAGTGTACTAGACTTACAACTTGTGTATTAGGTAATGGCGTTACAAATATCAGTAGTCATGCTTTCAATCAGTGTAGTAGTCTTACAAGTATAACATCTAATGCAGTTACAGCTCCTACAATAACAGCTTATACATTCTATAGCGTAAATACTGGAGGTACATTATATGTTCCTCAAGGAAGTAGTGGTTATGATGTATGGATGGGAACAGGAGATTGTTACTTAGGAAAGTATAATTGGACTAAGGTAGAACAATAATATTAAATAAAAAAGAGTAACTATTCGATTGGTTACTCTTTTTTTTATATTTTATATATGAGTAATATGTATAAACCAAATTACGGAGAGCCAAATTTAGGCAACAACGTCCAGATAGTAGGTGGAGCTAATTTTGGGTCAGAACCATATCTTATAACGATTGGTGATAACACCACAATATCATTCGACTGCGCATTTGTTACACACGATGCAGCAACAAGGGTTATAAGAAATCTACCAGATGGAAATAAAGAAACGGTAATATATGCTCCAATTAACATAGGAAACAATTGTTTTATAGGGTGTAGAACAGTCATTCTTCCAGGTGTTACAATTGGTGATAATTGTATTATCGGAGCTGGAAGCATTGTAAATAAAAATATTCCTTCAAACACAGTTGCAACAGGAGTTCCATGCAAACCAATATGTACATTAGATGAATATAGGGAGAAACATAAGGATGATTTTATGTATATTGTTTCGAAACCATTTGAAGAGAAAAAGAAAATATTGTTAGATAAATTCGGAAAAAAATGAGGAATATATTAGTTACAGGTTGTGCAGGATTTATAGGCACAAATCTTATTGCAAAATTACTTAAAGACAAGAATAATTTCATTGTTGGTGTTGATAATCTCAGCCCATATTATGACGTGAGAATTAAGGATGAGAATATACAATCAAATAGAAACAATCGATTTGAATTCATATTTGCTGACATTACAGATGAATATATGATGAGAACAAGGGTGTTCGACAAATATAAGTTCAATACTGTTATTCATCTTGCAGCACAAGCTGGGGTTGGATATTCAATAGAGCATCCATTGGAGGTGATAGACACCAATATAAAAGGGTTTGACATTGTTATAAGGCTATCACATCAGAATGGCGTTAGTCAATTCATTTACGCCTCTTCCAGCACCGTTTTAGGAGACCATGATGGAATTTATGAACAGAAGTCACCTTATGGCGTTACAAAAGCCACAAATGAGGCTCAGGGGAGAATGTACGCAAAGTTATTTGGTGATATGCAAATAACTGGTCTTCGTCTTTATACCGTCTATGGCGAAAGAATGAGACCAGACCTTGCGATTGCAAAGTTCACCAAGGCAATATATGATGATGAGGAAATTCATATATTCGGTAATGGTAGAATATACAGGGATTTCACATATATTGATGATGTAACAGAGGCATTCAAGGTTGTAATGGAATCAGAGTCAAAACACAATGGAAAGGTATATGATGTCGGAAATGGAAAACCATATAGTCTACTGGAATTGATTGATATTATAAAGAATATATTACATAGGGAAGATTATAATAAACTGATATATGAAGGTGAGAAACCATATGACGCAAAGTTAACAACAGCCTGGGCTAGTGGACTCAGGAATGATTTTGGGTTCTATTGTAAAATTACCATTGAAGAAGGATTAAAAAGATATTGTAATTGGGTAAATATCAAGAAAAAAGAGTGAGATTCGCTTTCTCACTCTTTTTTTCTTATTCAAAATTGAATTCTTTAAATTCCCCCGTCTCTTTCTCTTTTTTCCAAACTCTTTGGTTACTAGAACCTCTAAAAGGCAATGATAGGTCTTTCTTTTCTATCTCAAATTTTCCATCTACAATCCAGTCAGCATACTGTAAAATTTCACTTAAATGTTCCTTTACATGTTCAAAGGTAAAACCTGTGTAAATCCAAATATCCTTCTCAGGGTATTTTTCTTTAAGTTCCTTGGAGAAAGACAATACATCTTTGTAGGAACAAAGCGGGTCTCCCCCTGAGAACGTCACACCTTTCATAAATGGCTTCTCAAGCTCTTCAAAAACCTTTTTCTTATCATCTTCGGTAAACTCTCTGCCACTGTTAAAATCCCAGGTCTCCTGATTATGACACCCTTTGCAGTGGTGTACGCACCCAGACACCCAAATGGTAATTCTGAACCCGACTCCATTCTCCACGTCTGGGTACGTAATGTTATGTATTCTCATAATTAAAATTTCTCTATGTGTTTTACTCTATCTTTAACCTCTTCCTGTTTTCCAAAGTTAAATGCTGTAGTATAGTCACCTGTTAAATATCCAGTAACTCTTCTAAGTCTGCTGATATTCTTGCTACCACAAACTGGACAAGTATCACCCATTTCATCAGTATATCCACATTCATTACACGTGTCATTTGGAACATTGATTGCGAAGTAAGGTATATCTTTATCCATTGCATATTGAACTATCGCCTCAAGTGCTTCAAGGTTGTTCTTTGTAGTACTTGGTAATTCAACATATGTGATACATCCTGCTGTAGAGTAACTTGTTAGTTTTGATTCAATGTCAATCTTCTGGAAAGGACTCATCTTATGCCATACTGGAACGTGCATTGAGTTTGTAAAGTATTCTCTGTCTGACACATTCTCAATAACGCCATACTTATCTCTGAACTTCTTTAAAGCTGTGTGGCAAAGATTCTCTGCTGGAGTGAAGTATACTCCAAAGTTAAGTTTATATTTCTCTTTGTATCCTTTAATCTTCTCACTAAATAAACCCTCAATCTTCTTTGCAAGTTCCATACCTTCATCTGTGGTATGGTCTTTACCAATAAGAACCTGAAGAGTTTCTGCAAGTCCAAGCTGTCCAAGAGCAAGTGTTCCGTGCTTCAATGCTGAACGAATACCTTCCTCAGGAACATATCCTGCCATTGTATTATTCTCCCACATAAACTTAGCTGAAGCAGGAGACTGGCTGCATATCCATTCGAATCTCTCAATAAGCATATCCTTTGCTTCATCAAGCTTTTTCGTAAGTAACTTGAAGAACTCTTTTTCCACAATCTCCTGTAGACTCTCAGAATCACTTATTTCGGTATTTAAAGCCTTCTCCTTGGCTTCCATTGCCAGGGTTGGCATAATTATAGTCACAGGGCAAATATTGCCTCTACCGTCCTTTAATTGACCAAATCCGTTAATATCAAATCCATTGGCGGTTCTACAACCCATTGTGCTAAAATAAGTCTTTGGGTCATTTGGGTCATATCCAGCATTTCCACTCCAGTCACAGTTTGCATAATTAGGATAAAGCCTCTGTGATGTTGATTTCAACGCAAGTTTGAATAAATCATAGTTAGGCTCTCCTTCTTTCCTGTTTACACCACTCATCATCTGAAAAATTCCGCATGGGAAAATAGGGGTTTTCTTAAACTTTCCAACTCCATTTATAGAACCTTCAAGGATTGCCTTGATTACCATTCTACCCTCAGGTAGTGTGCAAGTCCCATAATTGATTGATGTGAATGGTAACTGGTTTCCAGACCTGCTTTGAAGTGTATTTAGGTTATGATACATACCCTCTACTGCCTGCTTAAGTTCCTTTGTGGTCTGGTTTATGGCATATGTATATACATTTCCGCTTGACTTATATTTCTCATCTTCAATTGACATTGTGTCATTAAACTCTTCTATTGGTAGTTTTACCCCTTCAATATATTTTGCCCCACTCTTGAAATGTTTATAGAAAGATTTGCGAACATATGGGACCATTGTCCAATCCAGGTGTGTTGCACTTACTCCACCAAATTGCTGAAGACTCTGTAGCTGGAACAACACTGCAACCAACTGGAATGCTGTGTTAATGCTGTTTGCTGGTCTTACATCTGTCTGCCTAGTGTTGAAGCCATTTGCAAGTAGGTCATCAAATGGAACTGACAGGCAGTTATGCATTCCAGCAGCATAACTATCAAGGTCGTGAATGTAAATCTCGTTATTAAGGTGATTGTTTCTTGACTTTCTAGACATACAGTATTTGAGTGCATAATCCTTCAATACAAGCCTGTTTACTTCACCCATTCTTCCACCAAAGGAATGCTCGTCAACATTTGCATTCTGGTTTTGTATATCAGTAGCAAGAAGCTTCTTTGTAATATCCTTGTAAAGTTTGTCTTTATTCTCCCTTATCAGCTTATGATTGTACCTGTATATAATGTATGCTTTTGCAACTTCCTTGTCAATATCCATAAGGCATTTTTCTACATTGTCCTGGATATCCTCAACATGCACAGTTTCATCTGATTGAATGTTGTAAATTTTTCTCATACAGTCGATTACACTGTAGTCTGCTGGCTTTCCACACGATTCAAATGCCTTCTCTATGGCTCTTTCTATTTTTTGAATTTGGAACAACTCTTCTGTTTTGTCACGTTTAATTACCTGCATAAACAAAAGTTAATTTTTTTAATTAGTTATTTTCATTTTCGGTCAACCTTTTATTGTTTGTTTTTATATCATCGATGCAAAAAATAAATATACCAAATTGTGCAAATATACGTAAAAAAATTGACCATTTTGGAAAAAAAATGGCTACCAAAGTTGTAACCTATTGATAGCCAAGTTCCTCCATTCAAATAAAAAAAATACCACGATTTTTTTATATATTTTCCGTTTTCTTCAACTGCCTCATAATCTCTTCTTGCGTCTTAAGTTGCTCTTCTTT